TGAGGTCCCGGAGATTTTCCAGTTCTCTTAACTTCTTCTTGCTCTAAGAACTCGGGAGAGAATGGTGCAATGTTAGCATCTTCTTTCCAGTTCTTTTGATTAAGGATGAAGTTTACTTTTCTTTTAGTGTTTTCTTTAGAGTTTTCTAATACAGATTCTCTTTGTTTCTTCCTAGAATTTTCTTCTGTGTTAACTGAAACTGCACCAGTGACACCACCTAATAAAAAACCTCCTCCGAACTCAGCCGCATATCTTGCTAAAGCCTCGTCTCTTAGTAGGTACTGGACTATGTTTTTTTCTTGCTCCGGAGTTACTTTCTCCCAGTTGTCCATGTAAAGTTTCTTAGCTGATTCAGCAGCTACTGCTTGGAGGGCCTCAGTTGAACCTTCAAACAATCCATTCTTTATTATACCGTCCTTCACAGTACGGAGAGTACCTCTGCCTATAGCAGTCGAGCCTGCTGTTTGTATAAACTCAGGCACAAATGATTTAGAAGCATTTTTAAATATACCTAACTGTTTACCTATATGAAACTGAGGTAAGAAATCCAACATAGGTGCAATCAATCCGGCCACGCCTAAGTCGGCAAGTGTTGGGTCTGCTACTTCAGCTCCTTCAGACCTAAGTCTATCAGCTTCATCATATAAATCCTTTATGATATCTCCATCAGTTATACCCGTACCCACTAAACCTGTAGCTGCCAGAGGTACTCCACTATTAAGTAATGCTCTGGCTCTCGCACCTTTAAGTCCTACTTTGGCTATGTCTTCAGTGACATCAACTCCGAATCTCTCTAAATTATTTTTAAAATTTTTAACAAAAGCCTGCCTACCTTTATCAAGGAAGGCATCTCTTAACCCTAAGTTAACTATAGGGTCTATGTTCTCTTTCTTAATTATACCTTCAGCAACTTTAACTGCATCATCTAAACTCATCCCTCTTTTTAGTGCTTGCTTCTCTATTGTTTTTTTAAGAGATGATTGTACTCCTTTACGAACAGCTCCACCTAATATAGTCTGAGCAGATTTCTTAGCTGCCCAACCTGAACCCATAGTTAAAGCGAAAGAAGGAACCTGTTCTAATATCAACTGGCCTGCCCAAGCAAAAGGGTTTTCATCGAAAGAGGCTGACTCGCCAAACGATTCAGCTCTATCCCAGTATCGTTGAGCACTCTCCTTTAATTGACCACCTAGTTCATCCATTCCTGCTGCATCAAGGACCAGCCCTGCTGAAGCTCTAAGGAATCCCATATCATTCTTCCAACCTCTCATCAAAGAGTTCCAAACGAAACCATCGTCTTCTTCCTGCTCCATCACAGTAGCGTTTTGCAGGAACTCAGATGTAAGTCCCGATAAACTGGTGTCAGCTTTAGGTTTCATTATATCTTCAAAGTTAAAACCTTGAGAGACAGATTGCTTTAATTGAGCTGCTGGGGATGAGCTAACAGGAGTAAGGTCTTTTATACGAGCGCCGTATGTATTGGAGAAATCCCCTGGACTTGATACTCTAAACGTATCTACATCATCAAACGCAGGAAGTAACTCATCCCTTATCTCTCCAGAGTTTTTTAAATCTTGTGCAACAGAGAGGTCGTAGTAATCATCTGTTAAATTTTCCCTACCGTCTTGAGCTAGGTGCTGTCTAAGTATGTCTTTATCTAATGCCATTATTCTCCTCGCAGGAAAGGTTTACACTGCCTTATTATTTTTGTCTGGTTAGTTCTATCGCTTGTCTAACAGCTTTAGTAATATCCGTTTGTGAAATTCCATCCTTCTCTTTAGCCAAGGATGCTTGGGCTTTTTTCATAACATCTTTTTTAAATCTTTTCCTGTCGGTGATGAATCCGAAAGTTTTATCCAGCTCAATATCAGTAGAGTCATCTAACTTATTTTTTATTACTCCGTCCAGCAGAGTAGCCAATGTTCTTTTCTGTCTTGCTCTCTTAACAGTAATAGGAATGTCTTCGAGCTTGGGCTCTGGTGGTTCAGGTTCAATAACAGGAGCTGGAGTAGATACAGGAGTTTGTTCTTGAGAGCCCGTTTTATCTAACGGTACATCTATAACGATATCCTTACTCTCCGAAGCAGCTCCAGATTCTCCTTTCATTCTCTTATCAAAATCCCTGACCTCCCTTGATTTTCTAAAGAAAGATACAACCTTATTACCTTCTACCTTAGCTTCATCTAAATCCATCTGATTTCTGGTATCAAGGGATTGCTTATACTTAGACAGATATCCGGAGACTAAGTTAGCTGATGCCGCACTATCTATCTTGCCTCCCTCTTCAAGAATTTTCTGGTTTATGTCTCTCCCTAATTGGACAGCATCTTTATTAAATTGCATCTCTTTCTTAACAGTTTCTCTTGGGTCTTCAGGAGTAGTTCTGCTTGAAGACTTCCCTGCTCCTCTTGCTCCCGAAGCAGAACCACCATTTAAAAACTCAAACATCTTTAAAGGAATACCAGTAGCGGCGCTAAGAGACAAAGCATTAATATTGTCTTCAACAAACCCAGGTATAGGAAAGTTGTTATCATCGAACCAAGTACGCGCCAGCTTAGCTACGTCTGTTATAGCTTTCTTACTATCTCTAAACGATTTAGTAAGAGTATTCTGTATAGTATTTTTTACAGTTTGTTGAGTCTCATCTTGAGAGAACGCATCCAACTCGATGTCTTTCTTAACTGATTTTAGTTTTCTGGCTGAAGCCTCGGCATCAAATGTTTCCTGGTCTCTAGCCTCACGATTACCTAACAGCTCTTGACGTTGACGTTCACCCGCAAGTTTGATACCACGTTCTTCTTCAGCTTTTCTTTCAGCTCCGAACTCTGATAATCCTTCACTAGCACCACTTAAGAAATTTAAAAATAAACTCATATTATTTAGGACTGAAGTCGTTCGTAGTAAAGAAAGGTAATTGCTCTTGATTAGCATTATTAGCGACAGGTACTATATTATTACCTGTGCTTTTAAAAGCTCCAGTGTCTATACCGAAACCACCTTGAAGTGCTCCAGCTCCAAAACTATTCCCTGCATTTCTAGCCGCGAACCCTCCGGCAGTTGCTTTAACTGCGGTGCCAAAGAACTTAGAAGCTTGAGCATCTGACTTAGCTGCCATGTTAGCAAAGTTGTTAGCCATGACACCCATGATATCCGCCATTGATTTACTAGCTCCTCCCTTCTGAGAGATAGCACCCGAGGTTAAATCCTGTTCTCTTTCATTGACCGCCTGTATTGCCGCTGTCTTACCTTGCACTAAACTAGCTCTGTCTCTGGCGAACTGGTCTTCTCTGGCTAAGCTTGATTCACCCTCGGCCCCAGTAAGGTTACGTGTTTCTACATTAGCATTATTAATAGCATTAAGATTTGCATTACTGGCGTTCTGAGCTACATTAATTCTAGCTGCATCCAACGGCTGAGTAGCCGCTAAAGTCTCACGACCCCTACGTCTCTCCTGCCTTGATAATCTTTCTCCGGAGGCACCGAGCACTAAGTTCTGAGTATTGCTCAGGTTTCCTTGCTCTGCTCTAAGCTCCCTACCTGAAGCTTCTGTTAGACCGGCAGTGACATCTCCTATTACTTTTAAGCCTTCAAGCTCTGTTGCTGTTACTCTGGAAGCTGACCCGCCCTTACCTACTCTAGCTTCAATGTTTTTAGTTCTACGCGTAAGGTCAGCTACACCTTGCTTAGTCCTTGATAGCTGAGTAACTGCTTCATCTGTTAACCCTCCGTTCTCTAAGATAGAATCAATGCGTTGTTCTGATATCTCACCCATCTTACGAAGATTAGGTATAACATCTTTGGTTTCTTCTGTGTATTTATCTTGAAGTAATTCATTGACGTCAGCGTCTTCATTGATTAACTTGACTGCATTAGCATTCACTTCATCAATGATACCAAACACCTCCTGAGTATTAGCACCGATAGCTTTAAGCTCAGCATCTAGATGTGACTTAACTAAATCTCTTTGAGCTTGGTATAATTGAATAGCCTTCTCATCTTGATTCTTCTTAGCTTGAGATAATAACAGCTCTACCTCAGAGAAAGAAGCATTAAGATTGCTAATCATGTTCCTGCTCTGACCGGGGAGAGCAGCTAGGAACCTATCCCATCTGGCTAATTGCTCTTGCATTAAGCCCATCTGCCCGTCATTCATACGTTGCTGAGCTTGCCTATTCTTCTTGGCGTTTCTACTGGAGACTACTCCTCCTACGACTGTGGCTCCTAATGCTACTATTGCGGCTGACATTCTGGTAACTCCTTAATGTAATCAGGTAGGTTGTCACAGCAAACTTCATCTTCTGCTTTATCTACGTTGTCTGTTTGAACTGGGTCTACAGTCATCCAGACAGTATCTTGGTGAGCGTATCCTATCCTCTTTCTCCCGGGAACACCTTCAAGAAAAGTAAAATCTTTAAACCTTCTTGAGTTCTCAATCGTATTATCAAATAGGAAACTCTTAACTGTGATATCTCCAGTAACGCACATATCAATGTAAGGATTCCTATGGACTTTCCCAGTTAGAAATGTACCTTTAGGAATAAATAGTTTTCTACAGTACATGCCATTTAGAATCTTATGCTCAAGTCCTATCTCATCCAGATTATCTTTCTGGTTAAGGTCACTATCAATTATTAGTTTTTCAAAGTTCTGAATATCTTCTATCTTAAGCGAGGCGATAGTGGTCATGCCTCTGAAATCCATCATATCAGATGCATGCTCTTTACTTAGTATTTTACTCAGCATCATGACTCACTATTCACTTGGTCTAATGAGAACATAATACTCCGGATTGTAGATTTTCCACTTACTTTATAAATAATTGCCTCGGTGTGTATCCACGCTGGTGAATAGGCAACTCTATCTGGTTCGTAATTGGATGACATATCTATCTCTCCAGTTGAGTCTACCACATTCTCCTCCTCAATAGTGGATATCTCTACCAGGGCCGTTCCTTCCCCATAGAAGTAGGCTCCTTCAACATGCTTAGCGTTAGGCTCACCGAAAGTAAGCGCGGCTTTATATATCCAAGGAGAGTCATCATCACTACCGAACATCTTCATAATGGCTCCATTTCTGAGGCCATAAACTTCCCCGCCTGTGCGGTAAACGGAAGTGAATGCGTATTCTTGCGCGGATAATGTAGTCCACTGCCTCGTAGCAAAGGTGAAAACCAACGCTCCTGTGGAGTGGAAAAGAAAAACTCTATCCTTTTCTTGAATGATTGTGGAGTTCTCTGTATCAAGTTCATCGAAGAATTCCTTATCGAACCCTACCGTGATAAGCTCTGAGTCATCCTGTGACACAGCATTGATTCCGTTGTATGCCAAATAGAAATTCTTATCGGCATTCTTTCTGCCTATCCCGCCAGAGCTGAATATAGACTGACTTAGCACGAACGAATCAGGTGCTAAGCCATACCCAAATTGCACACCTCCTGCTGTAACCACTGCAAGGTTTCCTCCTACCTGAGTGACAGAGCTGATATCGAAATTGGATTGAACTACATACGCACCAGGCCACCACGCTGGGTTACCGGGTTCCGATAAATATAAATCTCTACCAATCCATCCTACATAGAAGCCATTGAAAGGCCCTGCCATACCTGTGAAAGGTTCTTCTGGTACGCCAGCCGCTACTAAGGCTCCGTTGTCTGCTCGATAACTGGAGCCAAGTGCGGCTCCTAATTCTACATTATCTTTAATGTCTAAATATTCTGTCGTAGTAGTATTCAATGTTTCCACTAACTGAAATGTTGCTGTAGGCTGACTGCCTATAGATATCCTGTAAATTCTCCACTGTTCTACTCCCGCTGGGGGAGTATCAGTAAGAGTTATTAATACACCTTCGCTGTCCTGTGACATAGGTATAACTTCTGAAGGAATGCTTTCTTCCTGCCACCCTCCTAAATTCCTGTACCATACCACCACGTATCTGTACTCGATACCGGCGTCTGTCAGGTTCTCCGGGATGATAGTCTTACCTAACTCTCCTTCAGTTGAGTCATCAAATATAACTCCTTGGGTAGTGCTTGCCTCGCCAACAATTCGAGCATAGGTATCCCCTTGTTTTCTTCGGTAAACTCTCCACTTGGTTCCGGAGGGTACCCCCGATGCCAGCGGTCTCTGTACTCTGACTCGGCCAGTAGATACTGTAATGGTCTGAGGTGCCGAAAGCTTCGACTCTCTTTCTGAGGAATCGAGTGCTCCTTCTTGGACAAAACTCGCGTAGTATTCGTATGTACCGGATTCGATGTTACCTGTTCCTTCGGAGAAGACTCCGAAAGCATCCGGTGTCGGGAGGGATGATGCCAATGCTGTGGTGTTCTTCGGTGCTTGGACCCATAGGTCTCCTTCACTTCCATCAACATTGATTTTCCAACCTCCGTACCGATTGAATATGAGTGCAGGTATTCCTTGTATATCTGTTGAAATGTAATTCTCATCCCCTGATACCCATTCTCCGTTATGTAATACGAACTCTCCTGTGTGCCCGCCTTCTACGAAGCTCGGTGCTTTAATAGGTTTAATGCCACCGCCCGACAGGTCAACGTTCTCAGCAACGAGTGCTCGTCCCGAGAACGATGTCCTGTTCGGCGCTATTCCATTAAAACTATCAAGAGTTAGTTGTGGCAACTTTCTTTACTTCCTTTTTACGACCTTGGTTTTTCTCAGACCATTCGTAGTTGAGAGTATTGAAGCTCATTTGACCTAATCTTAATCGGCCTCTGATTCCAGTAAGCTCTTCCGGGCATTCGTCTGAGTTAACCATTTTAACATACTCTATGATTGCGTCAACGTTTTGGTACTTGTCCGGGATTTCTTCTACGTCGATTGAATATTTAATTTCAACCATCCGAGCGTCATCTTGGTTATGAACTTTACCGTCTGAAGATTGGATAGCTCCTTCTGGAACCTTCTCATACTTGGGTAGGATGCAGTTATCCAGAGTGTCGAGGTAATAAGCTGGTGCTACTACAGGCTCGTCTCTGTCAAACGCTATGCGTTGTGTGTTGACTGTGACTGGTAATGGAAACTGCGCTTCATTGGCGCCGTTATTCCTAATGGTCATAATGACCCACCTACGTGAATCTTTTTTGCCGTCATGTCCTGTTGATTTTAATTTCTTTTTCATAATAAAGCCTTTTAATAAAAGTGAGTAATAATAAAAAAGGGAATCAGCAGTAAACCACTGATTCCCTATAATTTTAAACTGTTACCGTAGTTTATACGTCGTCATCTTTGATGAACGTCAGGTCCATAATCTCAGTATCAGTATCATTGATGTCTGCAAGAGCAGGCAAGTTGATGCCAAAAGATTTATTGAGATTTGCTGACTTGTCGCTTCCGTCGATAAGCGTTGGTCCACCTGAAGTCACAAGTGTGCGCGTACCAGCGGCTACTGTTTTGTAGTAGTTGCCCGCAGGTAAGTTCTCATTCCACTCGATTGTAGCGAGTGAAGTGCGGTTAGTGATTGTAAACTTAGAAGGTACGAAACCTACTTCGATTACAACCGCATTGCCGTCTGATGTTACTGTTGATTGTTTTTGCATTTTAATTTTCTCCTATAAATTATGTCTAGAACGCAGGTCCTGAAGCATTTTCAGCAGCAGTTGTGAAAGCTGGTACACCAGTTTCAATACGAACTAAGTTGTCGTTGTTCAAGATAGTACAAGCGTAATACGTTTTGTACCCGATGTGGCCGTTAAGACCAAGCTTGTCATAGCTATCACCATTATCAGATGGCTTCTTAACCATAACTTTCATGCCGTTTTCGCCAGTCAATTTAGAACAGCTAAAGGCATCTTTAGCGAAAATCAAGAATGGGTAAACGTGAGCAGCTCCACCTAAACCACGGATGTTATTAGTGACTGGGTTTCCACCTTCAGCACTCCAAGGCAACGCGATGTTAGAAGTAACAACACGAACTTTGTCCATGATTGTTCCAATCTCACCAGGAAGCAAAGCAGTTTGTCCGGCATAATGTTGGATGCCAACAAAGCTGGCCATACGTCTTACGACAGGAGCAACCATTGGTCGTGGCAGTAAGCAACATAACTTGGTTGAATAGGCAACGTCTACATAAGAAGGAGAGCTTGTTACAAGCATCTGTATTTCCATAGCGTTGTTTTCTTCCAGTGTACTGATAGCAGCTTCAACGTCGTTTTCAGTAAACACTTCGTTGATTGCGGCACGGTTAATTGCGCTATTAGCGTAAATAACATTTGAGCCACCTTTAACAACATTGTAAGTTAATGTCTCAATCTTACGAGCGAGGTCATAAGACATCATATCAACAGCAATTTTGCTAAGGTCATCTTCATGCAACAAGTGCATAGATTCTGGAATATCTACAACACCACCATAGCGGTAGAGAGTAGTAGTGAAATCGGTCCATGACATTTTAACTGAAGATGGATTCACGTTACCGAAGATAGGATTTAGTCCTGTGTCGATGTTGTGATATCTACGGAAAGAAATTGTCTGTCCTGAGTTTTGTGGTAAGTCTTCTTGAACGCCCCATTTAGGAAGCATTAATAGTTTCTTTGAATCGAATATTAGGCGGGCTGAGGTTTTGACACCGAGCGCACCTGAGTTGGCAGTACGAAATGTAACTGCACCTTGGCCGTCTTGTGCTGGCATGATTGGTTCTCCTTATTGTTAAATTATTAAATGTATCGGTTTTTCAAATGATTGTCGGTGGCTTTAAGTTTATTAACTTCGTCTTGAAACAAGTTATCACTTGTCCTTTTCGGCGTTATTGTCTTCTTACCCACGACAGGTGTCCTTGCTTTCGCAAGTTTTCGATTTCCTTCTGAGCTATTAGCCGGTTGCGCTAAATCATTCTCGGTAATATATCTTTCAAAAATCTTCTGTGCTCCTGATACATCATTGCGGTCTGCTGAAGCGAGTTGCTTATCGACCCAATTCTTACGGTACTCCATCCAGTCATTAAAGTCTGGGTCTTCCCGTACTTCAGATAGTGTCAAATCAGGGTATTGACCTTGGAACCATGTGTCCATCTCGTTCCAATAACTCGTCTCCTGTTCCTGGCTTACTTTGGACTGTTCAGCCTCATGGAGAGTCTAGGCTCTATCTTGTTCAAATTTTTCAATGAGCGCGAGGGCCTGTTGACCCGCGATTTCACCTATCAGTTTATCAAGCCCGGGAGTATATTCAAGTAAGTCTTTCACTTCTTGAGATAAATTTTCCTTATCTAACTCCCCTACCTCTGGTACTTCGAGATTTACTTTCTTCTCAGGAGGTGCGTCTTCATTAGGCTTCTCGCTTAACTTGGCCTCCAGGTCAGCAAGCCTTTTCTCTAAAACTTCATTTGCTTTTTCTTGGTCTTGCGCTTTCTTTTTCCAGTTGTTGCGCTGTTTCTTTTCCTCTACCTCCGATTCCTCCGAGCCCTGCTCGTCTTCTTCGTCACTGAGTTCTGTGTTGGCGTTGCCTTGCTCGTCTCCTTCTTCGTCTCCGGCTTCATCTCCGTCGGATTGCTGTCCAGCATCGTTGGGATTATCTCCGGCTCCGGGGATGGTTTGGAAATCTGTGGCTCGTCTTTGGTCTTCACCTTCTTGGGCTTCGAGCTTTGCGATTTCTGCGGCGTAGATTGCTTTTTCGTCGATGGGCGCTTCTCCGCCTTGGCCACTTTCGACTTCGATTGTACTTGTTTCCCCATTAGGTTCTCCTTGCGTTATAGTTTCACTCATAATAAATATCTCCGAATAGTTTAATAATAGTCTTTAAAGTAAAGATTCTACCTTGCAAAGCAGGAAGTCCAGCAGAAGATATGCTGTCTACTTCTTCCCTTGCTTTAGTTAAATCATCTTCAAGGTGCTTAATAAGTTTTTCAAAACTGAGGAGAACTTCTTAGAAATGATATGTCATCGTTTGTTAGAATTTCTGTCTTTTCTATTTTGTCGTTTGTCATTGTTCCTGTCCTTATCTTTCTGTTCAATATCGGCAAGCTTCATAAGCTTCTTGGTGTTCTCAGAATTTTCCTTAACCTGAGCGTCTATCTGTGCCAGAGCTAGACGTGTTTGAGCTGAGATATCCCCTTTGACTCTTTCGAGCTCTAGTTCCATCGCATGTTCCATTTGTTGTTTCTGTTGCTCCATCCCCATAGATGCTTCAGCTATATCTAATTGTTGTTTCTGTTGAGCTTGAAGTTTACTGGAGACCTGCTCTGGAGTAAGCAGATATCTTTCTGGGTCGATGTTACTTGCTAACGCCCAGTCCTCTACAATAGGGTCGGGCTTCACTTTAACCTGTAAGGCTGGCAGTTGCTGACTCATTAACAATAGTCTTTCAAGGTCTAATTTCTTCAGATGCCTGTTCTCAAAGGTAGCGAAACCCGTAGCTATAATATTAAAGTCTCCTTTAACATCGTCGTCTTTTAGGAACTCCATGTTCCAATCATAGAAACTTTCCACAATAGGTACCCATGCATGCATATCATAGTTCTTTAACACAAGGCCTAATTGCTTACTGGCCGCTGCTATCCTCTGGTTCTCAGCGAAAGCAGTAGATGAATCCTGTCCCGGCTGTCCCTCAAGAACTCTTGGTACCCCAGAACTCTGGTCAGCCCACTGAACCATAGTGCCTATGGCTTCAAGGACACCAGTGGTTACGTCTGGGAAGTTGACAGGTAATATGTGCTTACGAACGTCTCCCTCCTGATAAGCCCCCTCGAACTCCCAGTTTCTTCCGGGATATATCTCAAGACTCTCCCCTCGCTTAAGTTTACTCTTGTCGATTGCCGTCATCAAGTTACCAGACAAACGCTTGTTATCAATATACATTCTCATCAAACGGTTGACATTTTTCTGAGCGTCGAATATTTTCTGAGCTACTCCTCTACCGAATGCAGAGCCTGGAACTTTAGTCCAAGGAACCATGTGGTAAGGTCTGCGTTGTCCGGGGAATGGATTGTTAACACACTTGATTATTCTATTGTTAATCATTACAACTATTACTTCTGAATAGTAATCCTCTCCTTCAGTCAAACCCTCTATATAATCTTTAAGATATTTATTCTGAACTACNCCTGCGAAGTTAAATACTTCATATAACTTATTGGCATGACCTGTGGTATCTGCGTCATTAGGCCCGTCAGAGTTTGTAATACCAGAACGTCTATCTGAGGGTTTCTCTGCAATGTCTGCTAGAAGCTTATCGAACTCGTCCTTTATGTACTCGTAGTCATATTCTTCTGAACCTGCATCCTTACTCATCTTTCCTTCTTCTGGGAAAACGAGAGAATATAAATCCTGTAAACCTGGGGCTGACATTCTTTCCCTATGGAAAAAACCTATACCATTCTGCACTACACCACCACACTCCGGGTCAGGCCAGCAGTCCCAAGGATTAAGGTTTTCTACTGAAGGCGTATCCTCATAAACCTCCTCCTTGTTAAATTTTTTACCTTTCTGAACCCATCTATGACGTTTTCTTCTAACTACTTTTGGGCTTTCAAGAAATGCTGTACCGTATAAAGCTCCTTGGAAAATGGATGTAAGCCCAACGCTTGCCGCATCACTCTCGGAGAACTGGTCATCCATCCTTTTCTTCATGTTCTTCATGCGAGCTTCTAGGATGCTCGTGGTCATAGCCTGTTTGTCTACTACTTCCTGCTCTACTGTAGGCTGTCCTCCATTGGCGACTTCCTCGTTTGATGCCAAAATAGCAGGGTCATCTGGTAAAGGTGTACCTTTGATATCATAAGGAAACCTACCTCCTTTGAATAATATGTCCTGTAACTGAGCTTGAGCCGCAGTCACTTTCTGCTCCGTGAGTGGGTAGAACGCTCTCGAGCGCCATTTTTTAGTTGAGCGTGAATTGGATTCTTTATTAGGTTCGTCGAACTCACCGTTAAAATTTTGATGTGCTGTTTCCCAAGCGGATTCAATGGCAGACTTTCTGTGGTCTTTCCATTCGTTCAAGGTGCTGCTGAGATGTGTATAAAGACTGGATATAATATCATCACTTTGAGGACTATCCTCTGGGTCCAATGGCCTTACGTTCATTGGCAATACTACTTTCTTCTCTGGTCTCTGGGGCATTAGTAATCCTCTTCAAATAGTTGTTGCACCATACGTTCATGAGAATTTCTTGTTGCTTCTATGGTCATTCTCGTATCCGGGGTATATGTTGCATTTAAACTTAATAATAGATATTTAATACAGTCAGCAGCATGGTCTTCTTGATAATCTGCTAACCTATCGAGATGTATCTTATGTCGGGAAAGCGTAGGTAAAGTTCTAATTGTGTGAACACAGTCACGCGTGAAATAAACTTGAGGCTTATCCTCATACCCAATCAGTCTGTTTCTTATCAATTCCCAGCCCGTAACATTGGACCCCGCTGACTTGATTGAGTTAACAAACTTCACGCCTTCTTTGAAGAATGCGTCATATATCGGTGTACCGTCGAGCACTTGGAATATTTGATTATCAGCAGGGCCAGGCTGTAAGAATACATTATCCCCGTCCTCGACTTCACGCCTGCGAATTTCTTTAGCCACCTCACTAGATGACATACGTACTCCTTCATTAACCTTATTGCCAGGAGCCCACCCATAGTATTCATTATAAAATACGATAGAACCTGCGGGATATACTGTACGCTTGGAGTCCATTAGCTCTTCTCCTGTTGAGACAAACGACTCGGAGATAACAGAAAGGTAGTAGAACTACCCCAGTCAAAACATCTGTACCTATCGAAGTGGTGAGGTATTTCCTGTGGTAATATGCTTCTTTCCAGTACATGTTTATTAGGTGACCACACATCTGAGAACATAGCCCCCAGTGCTACTGACCAGTCTCCATTACGCCATGCTCTACGCAAAGCTGGGTCTTTAATCCTATCCAACTGGCGCATGTAATCCTCATCGTGAGCTAAGTGTGGGTTGTCGTCTACTGTACTCTGGAAGAAAGCTCTTGTCTGACCGAACTCATTCTTAAGAATACGATTACCTGTGGGCCAGGGGTCTATAAAATATTGTTTAACCGCTTGATGGTTATACCCACCCGGGTTTCCTGTATAGATTATCTGACCTTTGATGCCGTGTGGGTTACGCAAGCAAGCCATAAATCTATCATTGATTTCTTGGAATGGTAGTTTGAAATCACATATCTCATCGAACCCTATCAATGTGTATTCGTGACCTTTGTATTTCTTTAAGTCATCTATGTGTTCAATCTGTCTCATCTTCAGTGTTGCTCCGGCGAAAGCACCTTTGAATCTGAAGACTCTGTTCTGTCCTGCTATATAATCTGCTAACCCATGCTCCACTAATACATCTTTACCTTTACTTATAAGGTCATCTAGGTCATCGAAGTTTTCACGAAAGAATATCATCCTCGACTTACCTCTGTTCTTCTCTATGTGCTGAAGAACCTTACCATACATCCATGAAGATTTACCTGAGTTATGATGAAGTATCCCGTTAGCGAAATAACAATTCGTTTCAGGTACGTGTAAATCCCAATACTTAAGGGGGTTGACCTTTCGGATACTGACTATAGAATCATCCGCAACCTCACCCTCTTTAGGAGATTCAAATGGGTTACCGGGAAAAACGGAAGTTAGCTTGCCAAAAACTTTTTCAATGTTTTGAACTAGATGTCTCAAAAAGCAAGGACCCTGAGTTTGTAAAGAAAGTTTGTTCTCTTGCGAGCCTTGGTTTTTATACGAAGGAGATATCTGAGGAGCTAGGTAAAACTCCGAAAGCAATTCAGAAGATTTATCGTAGGTATAATTTCCCTGATATGCACAACTTCTTTCCTCCTCGAATGGAAGAACGCTCTGGCTGGAAGCGCGGAGAGAAGTTAATGAAGGGGTATCTGTACCGCAGGATGTTGGAACATCCGAATGGGACCAAGCATGGTAATTATGTTGCTGTGCATAGGCTAGTGGTGGAAGAAAAATTGGGTCGGTTTCTTCTTCCTTCAGAAGTTGTTGACCATATCGACGGTGATATTCAGAATAACTCTCCTGAGAATCTTCGAGTGTTTTCATCGAACGCTGAGCACCTCGCAAAAACTCGGGCAGGTAAGATTCCTCAATGGACTGAAGAAGGGAAGGAGAAACTTCGTGAGACAGCGGATGCAAAGAAGAAACCACAGTGGACCCGAGGTCGAGTTCCTGTAAGGTCTTCCATCCATTTTTAGTTAGAAACTTATGTTCGTCTGTGCATATCACAGTCTTTCCACTGGTTAAAGTCACTTCGTACATATCTTCTTTTGACCCTTGCACTGGAGGAGTGGCATAAGTAATAATAACTTTGCCTTCTTTATAAGAATATATAGGACCTCCGGGGAAATCCTTGATACGCCACTGCCCTAGAGGAGTGTCGAGTAAGGTATCTGGGTGCACACATCCCCGACCACCTCCGAACATTACTTCGTTGGTGTCGCAGGTGAACGCATTCGTCTGCGGTCCTGGGTTAGGTTTCCATATAATGTTTTGCTTAGCCATTTAGACTACTATTTGATATCTCACATCAAATCCTACTGGTGCGGTGATTCCACATCTAACTGTCTGAGCCGAAGGAACAGAGAAGTCGAATGAATAAGTATTGGCATTCTGATTAGTAAAGGTTATTAATCCTAAGGTGGTCATCGACACAGCTTGAGCTTCTACCGCTGAGCTAAATGTCCTTAAGTAATTAGCAAAACCGTACCATGTGCCTTGATTATAATGACCTGCGATATTAACTATTCCATAATCGGCTCCTCCGGACAATACTATGTTGCAGTTGAAAGACCATGTAGCTGCGGCGTCAGCGAAGTCCTGTCCTACCATCCCTATGTCTACATTTTGAACTGCTCCATTCCCATTGATGCCTTGTCCCCCAGCGCCTGACCGGGCAACCGTGTTTAAAGCTGCATCTAAAAAGTTCCTGTTAATAGCAGAAGCGCCTGCTGATGGTGTATCTGGGACATTTACTATATTCTTACCTTGAACATCAAGTGCAATCCCTGCATCAGCACTGGATGCTTTCCAATACTGATTATTAAAGCTAGATGACATTGAAGCAAAAGCGGTAGTCCCTGCTGCATTAACAACTCTGAATATACCGGCATCCGCACCATCAACACTGGGTTTAGTCTGAACAATAGGAGCTATCTTGTTTATACCTAAGTCTCCTGACATACCTTCACTACCGTCTTTAGGTAGTTTAGTATTAGCATTCGTGTTGGCGTTATCCGCAGTAGTCTGGGCTGTATCAGCGTCAGTCTGTGCATCGTTAGCCGCAGTCTGGGCGTTACCAATAGCTGTGNCTTGAGTACCGTTCTTGGTATTCCATTGGTCGTATTCTACCGCTTGGCCTGTAGCTGAAGCTTGGGCCAGTGATGTAAGAAGGTTGTTATTCATCTTCAAGTTACCGGACATCCCTGCATCAGTGCCATCTCTTTCCAGCTTGGAGTTTAAGTCGGCTGTTAAAGTAGCTTGGATTTGAAGAACGAGTGCATCTCTGGCTGTGTAATACTCATTCCAGTATTGCTGCCAGAACGTTTGCTGAGAAATACTCAGTGATGTCAAGGTGAACATGTCATCGAATAGGCTTAACGATGCAGGACTTGAAGCTGAGTTAGGCGAGCCGTGACTGTCGTCTGTTATGAAGTTCCACAGTACAGTAAAGGCATCATCGAATGTATCAATGTAAGTCTGGGTCACACCCAGAGATGTCGCCTGAGTAGACAGGGCATTATGCTCGCCTGTATCCGTGACCCCGAATATCACATCCCAATATGTTTTAGCTACTGCTTTCTCCTCTATGGTAATGTCTCCATCCGTAGCCATGCTTGGTATAGCGGCGCTGTCTCTGTTAAGAAACGCTGTATTATTCTCGAGGATTGCATTCTCTAAATCTTCTCGAGCTTCAAAGTAATCATCGAACTTTTGTTTCCACACAGAACGGTTGACTGCATTAGAACCCAAGTCTTTATTGTTAAACGCCGGTGCATCACCACCAGTAAACAATCCGTACAAGAAAGATTGAAGGTCATTATAAGCCGTGATGTAAACTGTATCGTCTGCACCCACACCTATTAATGCTTTAGTTTGCATCTTACCTTTCTCGATTGTGATTCTATCGAATAGCTCTATCAACTCCTGCTTCTCTTTACCTGCTGTAACCAGCTCGTCGTTGACAAGACCGGATACGAGACCTAAGCTGACATCGGATATATCACTGGCTGATTTATCCAGAGCTGCATACTTCTGGTAATACAACCCCCATGTACTATCCCACGTAGAGTTAACCACTGCTGAATCTTTTGTTGTATCATAAAAATCTGTGATACCGTCAAGATAAGCTTTCAGAGAGTTATAAGCATTCGTTAATGAATCTCTGTCTCCTGTAAGAGAACTATTCCCTGCCGCTATTAAAGCGTTGGCTCGGTTAATAAGTAATGCGTACTCTCCATCTGACCCATCGGTACCAAAGATTGCACTCCAGCTTTGGTTGGCTAGGATTTTCTCCCCACCTTTAGCTATCGTGCCGTCGTCAGCAAGAGCATCTATCTGAGTGGCAAATGTATTGTTTGTGAGTTCACTTAACCCACGCTCAGCATCAGTAAGGTCCTGCCATTTCTGTTTCCATTCTGTTGCACTGGATGATTTAGTGCTCAGTAAGAGAGGCCATGTCGTGTTACTGAATAATATTAACTTAGTATTCAAGTAAACATTCAAAGCGTTGTATGCATTATCATAAGCTATCCACGTAGTGTCAGTGATTTTGTTAATGATTCCCGAAGCGTTCAATGAATCGGTAACAGTATTGTGCTGTGCATAATTCTGTACCTCGTAGTTCCATCTGGTCTCAGCATCTCTGGCCTCAGCCTGTGTGATGGTCTCGTCAGTCTGTACGTTGTCTATATCTGTATCCAGTTCCGTGTTAATAAAATCTGCGAAAGTTCTCTGAGCCGTATACCATGCGCTCCAATTTGTATTCCACACAGTTCTTGTTGTGCCGAATGTAGATAGAGCTGTGTCCGAATTCAAATCTCCGAATACGTTTAAGCTCGTATTCAAGTAGGTGTCCAGTGTGGTATACGCTGATACCAGTGCTATATATTGAGAAGCTGAAGTCTGGTTCAGGGTTGTGGCGAGCGTATCACTTAACCCTTTATTTTCTACTATCTGGTTCCACTCTCTCTGTAATGTACGCTTCTCGATTGAGGATATAATATTATCTGAAGCGAAATTATCTATCTGAGATTGTACGTTTGTAAAGTTTGCTGCCGCTGACTCGTCAACAACAACCTGATATTTTGTAGCTCTGTCGCCGGTAAACGTGGCATCATAAGTCTCAATACAGTAATAGATTGCTCCAGTTGTGGAGTTAACGAAGAGCCAGTTCTCAGTATAAGCTGCGGGGAAATCACTGGCTCGGCTGTTTGAAGTAGATGTCGCAAGGTTAAATGCACTGGTTGCTAACGTAAGTGTTGCCGCATCATGCATGGATTCCCAGTCACCGACCAATCCGTTTCCGGAAGTATAAGCGTTGACGCAGATTTTTCTCTTGGTTTCCTTCTGATTTCATCCACCCATCTGTCGAATAGATTGGCAGAATCTGGTAAGCTCGCGCTTTTATATGTGATGGGGAATGTACTGAACTGAGTCTCTATAGACTCTATTAGTTCTTCTAGTTTCCCGAAGTTAGCCCATGCAGGACTCGTGATATATTGTCTAATTCCCGCACTTGTTAATGCAGTTCTCTGCTCTGGAACAATGGGAAATGGGGTTAATTCTAATGGCATTATCTACTTCTCCTTGTTACTAATTGTATTACTGGATGTTGAAAGTCCATCAGATTCCTCTTTTCGGGACGATACCAGTGAGGACGCTTGTGAGTATAAAAGCGATGGGAGATAAGAAATATGTTCCCAGACCAGCGAACGTGAGAAGATAGACTGTCTTGTCAGATTCGCTCCTGACGAAGAGACCAAAGGCGATACTAAGCTTTGATGGCTCTCCCCCAAAACTTTGCGTAGCGACTGGGATGTCTCCACAAGCGAAACAGATGAGGGTACAGACACAGTACGTTGTTGCGAGGAGCATGATGACAGAGTAAAAAGGAGGGTGTACAGTAGACAGCTTAACTTGATACTCTTGCATTTGTTTCTCTCTACCATGCCTAATTCTTTCAAGCTCAACATTGTTCTTCCCTCTTTCTGTAATGATGTTGGAAATCATTCCCATTATGGCACCGCCTGCGGCACTTCCTCCTAAAGCTAATACAGGTCCTAACATCTTTTAAATACCTTCTCAATTAAAGAGGGCTTTCCCCCATACCGAAAGAAGAACCAACCAAATAATCGTACACCAAAATAGTACACATAGCTTACAAACTTTGATTTTCTTTCTATCATACATGCTAAGAACTGTAAATCTGCCCTATATCTATCTTTTGAAATACCACCTTTTGCATAAGCTTTATCGTGTCCTTCACAACATTTCCTTAGTTTAAAATCTGGTACTCCTGTACAAGCCATGGTTATGATGTAGCAAACCAAGATGAATTAAATTCTTCTTTGGTATTTGGGAAATTAGTATTGAAAGCATCGGATATTTCAGGAGGGAACTGCAAAGCGACAGCGAGAGGTATGCATTCAAAGACCCACTTGCCATCTAATCTCTGTTCTACATCTGCCCACTTGGTAGTTTTTTCCTTGTTGGGTTCGTATAAACCAGTATCCGCATTAACCCCTGTAACTGGAGTGCTTGCTAATAAGCATATATAATCCTGTGCGTCTATCGCAGTTTGCTCATCATTAAATACATAGTAATATTTCATAATTATGCTACTGGAGCACTCGCTTTATAGGGGTGAGATGCAGGGAGTTTACCTTGTGTTCCCCACTTATGAGCCAAATAACCTTCTACCTTTTCTCTGTCACTCTGAGACATCGTAGGCACAATGAGAAGTTCACCTATTGCTACATCAGAGTTAGAACTGAATGAACCTTCACCCATAGCAGTGACATCAAACGTCCCACTGGTATACCCATCTGTTATTTGAATAGTACCGTTTGTATTGTATTTCTTAGAGTCAGTATCTGTCAGCCATCCATATAAGCCTGCTTCACCTAATGGATTAATTACATTACCTTTAGTATCTCCGTTATATGGGTTACTAGTACCTTTCCATGCTCTCATACCTTGTGAAGCTGTACCTAAGTTAATCTGAGTATTACCAGTACCTCCACCTAAAATCTGACCACCATAGGAATCTATACTGATTATTGCGTAGACGTTCTTACCTATCAAATCTATTGTAGAAGTAACAAGCATTCTATCGTTAGAGCCATCAAAATCTAATGCATTTACTCCATTTATACTTCTAGTCCCTGTGCCAGGTTGGTCTGAACCAATATTCTGAGTAAGATGGTTTAGATTACCTGACTTGTCATCCCATTGACTAACCTTGCCAACCGACTCTGTAATAGTAGCTGCATCATCAGCGTCGTACCAGGCAGTTGTGGTAAGTGATGCAGGAGTCCACGCTATGGGCAACCCTGTTATGCTCCATCCTTTAGCTATAAGATTATCTCTGGACAATGCACCTTCAACACTCAACCCTCTATTAAAACTGTTTGAGCTCACATCAAGAGTTCCTCCTGTTTGCCCAAAAGTATCTAGGTCTACCAACATCTCATCTAAATCAGATGAGCCTATAGAATTTACACTAACATCTATTGTAACTAAATTAACCAATCCAGTAACAGAAAATGAAGTTAAATTATTACTAGCAAAATTCAACNCAGTNACTAAAGTTCTGTCACTTAGTATATTCACTAAGAACGGTGCAGGGGTTAAATAGTCATGGTTAGGAGTGTTGCTTGTTAATGAGCTACCATCTCCTAAATCAAGTTCAACTGACCCACTGGTAACAGTGAATGTACCTGCTAATGTACCCAGTGTTTTTAATACAAATAAATCTGGGTTTGACCTAAATAATTTTATACTCATGTCGTAAAACTCACCTCAACTAAGTGTCGTACCCAAGTGTCTTTTGCAACACAGGCATAGTAATAGCCATTTCCGAAACTAAACTGACCTTTTTCTCCAAGAGAATTTTCATTTGCTATGTTAGCAACAGGTACAAACTGGTCTGAAAAGGCATTCTCGAAAGTGGAATTGTCTAATTTTAAATCTAGGAGTTCTTGCATCTTCTCATTAGATGGCAGTTCTAACCATGTGTTTCTAGCTATACAAACCCAATACGCTGGGTATTCTGCATTATTCCAAGTAGCTAATCCGAAACTCCACTGACCCTTATTACCATTAGCATTGGCAGAATCCACCAATGAAATAGGAACGAAACCATCTAACGCATTAACATCTAGTACGTCATTTACAGGAAGTTCCTCCGGTAGCCCAGTATCTTTATTGAGTATAAGTGGTTTCCTAACTGTTGACATTTTACGCTAATAAATAAGCAATCCCTATCTCTACCTTAACTTCTGTTGCGCTCCATGCTACTCCCAATTTCTGCACAACATTACCAGCAGTAAAACTAGATACATCCTGTGATACAGCACCAGCAGTCTTACCTAAGAATACAGCACCTCCAACAGTTAATCCAGTGAATCCACCAAGTATACCTTCACCGTATGTTTTATCTGCTGAAGCAGCAGTAATACCAACCCTAACAAATCCGCTTGCTGGCTTACCACTTGTAGTAGCATCTGCTTTTTCTATCTGTCCATCACTACGAACATGTATGAAATCACTGGCTGTCAATGTCTCGAAAGCTGTCTTAGATTGAATCTCAGAGTTAGGAAGCATTGATTCATCCAACTCACCCAAGGCATTTAGCTTAGTTATCTTACCAGAGTCAGCAGCACCAGCACTGATTTGTATCGCTTGTTCTCTTATTGGTTGACCCGTCACTAAATCTAATGTTACATATGTTCCGTCATTTGCCATTGTTGTGTCCTATAACTGTATTGGTAATTGTATGTTTACTAAAAGTTTTGTTGCTGTAATCGCGTGACCTATTATTTGAAAGAAGCCACTTGTAGGAACAGCCTGAGTCATAAGACCATTCGCTCCCAGATATATTATATCTTCAGGTGTGAAAGTTAAAGACCCGTCCTCGAACTCCCCACTTGACACGTAATCAACTGAAGCTCCTGCGCTCGCCGCAGCCCTACTGATACCTAGAACTTTTCCTAAGTGGGCGAGGTTTGTATTGTCTCCGTGGATAGCTTGACCGCTGACATCTGATACTATCACACGCTGTCCCCCAATAGCAGAGGTTGCAATAATAGTTCCTGCTGAACCAGCTCCGTCTATTCCGGCTGGGCCTGTGTCGCCTTTCTCTCCGGTAGCTCCTGTGGGTCCGGGCGCTCCGTCATTACCTGGGTCGCCTTTTTCTCCTTCGCCTGTTGACTGTGTTACTGTGACCGGCACTGAGGCAAGGTCATTAACCTGACCTCGAAGGCTTGCTACATCTTCCTCGAGTATAGTTTTTTCAGATTCTGATTGTCTTATTATTCTGGAGAGAGCGTGATTAATCTCTTGGATATCTATTCTAGTTATCGTGGGTGGCTTTCGTACTGATACCATTTGAGCCTCCCATTGTTAAGATGATGTGTATACAGCCAGTGCAGATAAAGCGAGTCCTAATGCTGTCATGACCCAGTTCTGCAATTTATTGTGGCTGTTAATTCTATCCTCTCCTACCTTTCTTGCGACCAAATCTTCAGTTGTATTCTTTCTCAACTCGTCCATCATGGCAGTTAATTCCTTAGCCATTGATACATTATTTCTATCTAAGTTCTCGATTCGATGTTTGTTATCATGGGATAGTTGGTCTGTGGCTTTGATATCTTTATTGATGAACTCAAAGATTTGTTTCTTTTCTTCCTCGAGTCTGGTTAAGCGAGTCGAATGCTCAGCAAGCGTACCTGTTACAGTTTTCTCCATACCTGATATCTTTTCCGTAAGCTTATCCAGTTTGGATGAGATTGCGTTTAAAGCAGTTGCGTACTCTTCGCTCATATTATATTACTGTTATAGTTCTTACAATTCCTGTACTATCTATATACTTCAAGACTCCTGCTTCTGAATAGATAGTTACTCCGTCAACAGGTGTGGCTGGCGTTGTACTATCATCTAGTTCTACTGTACCGCTAGAACTCAATGCTACTTTTCTTATTGAATCAATTAACATCTCAACAAGATTGTTATTCAATGTAAGAATAGCTTGTGGAGTATTTATTGTTATATCTTTAAGGGAAGGTGTTCCGACAAGCTGAAATTTCAATGCATAACTCGTAGTAGCAACACGGTTTCCTAATGCCTTAAAAGTATCCAAGCTAACAAAAGCACCAAATCCTCCACCATCTATATTGTCAGCCACGTTAATCTGTGCATCTGCAAGACTAACACCGAACTCATCTTTAACTGTTAATGTTCCTGATGAGAATGTGTTTGCTCCACTGACAACCGCAGTGTTAACAGAATTAGAAACAGAAGCAGGTACGTTTTGATTTAACAGCACTCCTCCTGTGAAGTTTTGTGAGTTAGCCGTTCCTAATGTTTTGAAACGAATCCATCTGTAGGAACCTGGTACATCCAAATTCTGAGTTGCATTATCATTCGTACTTAAATCATAATTACTTCCTGTAGCTGTATAGATTGTTGAAAATCCTGCCACGTCTGAAGTTGTAGAACCTTCAATAACTAACACATCTCCTGTGAAGTTTGGCCAGTTAGAGGATGCATCTGAATACATAGTGAAGCTATCCACTTGTGTATTCGAGCCTAAGTCCAAAACTAATTGAGCAGTACCCGAACCAGCACTCCAGTTGAAATACTCTCCTAAAGAAGAACCAGATAGGAAAGCATCAATGTCACCAGTTGTCCATGCACCTGCTATCTTGTTTGGCCCATCTAACTGAGATGTATTTGCATTTGTGTATCCTGTGAGTTGATTTAAACCTAACTTATTCTGCCAGTGGTTCACATCAAACTCTATGTTAGCCTCTGCTGCACCGAAGTCGGCTGTCTGTCCGTTATCACCACTGAAAGAATATAAAGTCCCATCATCACCAGCTTGAAGTTCATTTGATAATGAAGTTAAATTTTCAACAGCTTTGATTTTACCACCAACTACCTTATGTGTTTTCTTACCGCCCCAGCCCATATTATGCTTCCCATTTAGTGTTAGAAAATGATGACCTAAATACTTGCGACTGGTAATCAGCGTCAAGCTCGAAGGCATTTGTGAGCCCAGACGTTTCGTCTATAGTATCAGCCCCGTTTGGAATAATAGTCAATGTATAGTCAGGTGCGCTTAATCCATTTCCATCTGCATCTTTAACTTCAATATATCTTATTGTCGAAGTTACTGGAGGCATCGTGATAGTGGTATTTTGAGCTATGGTTCCAGTTAGCCTAATGATTATCTTCTTGAACGCAGCATTATAACCAGTAGCGCTTGTTATATCAACATTAGAACCAGACAATGCCAAGTCTAATACTTGCCAGTCATTATAATCAATAGCCTCTTTTGCTCTCAAGGCAGTCATTGTTTTAGTATTTTCTGTGCCTGTCTGGGCTTCCGCCTGACTTGCTAAAGCAGCGTTAGGTTCAGCACCAGATGTTACAGTACCAAGTTTAGTTTGTTCAGCATCCGTGAATGCGTTGGTATCACCTAAACTCTCATATAGAGATTTTATCTCAGGTGCAGTTTGGTCTGCTGTAGCACCATCTTCTACATTGATTATCGTTCTTACTTGTACAGTAGTTAGGTCTTCA